AAGGAAACCTGCAACAGGTGAAAACCTTCAAACGAGCGATAAAACTCGTTTTAAAAGAATCGGCTTGACCGATCTTTACTATATAAGCTGCGATAAGCAGCTTCATTCCTAGCTATTTGTGCCAGCGCATAAAGCGCTGGTAATATAGCCATTTGCCTATGAACACCTTTTAAGGGACCATAGCGCACAATCACACACTCTTCAAGAGCTGAAAGGTAGCGACTATCCTGATAATTACTCAAATCGTCATGGAACGATACCCATCTATCATGGAGCTCCTCTTCAGTCTTAGCCATCATCATGGCACCTAAGCGTTCAATACGCCGAACGGGATCAGCCATCAACTTCAGACCGTCGGACGTTCGAACAACAAACGATGAACAGAAGCTACCATGATCGCTTTGGATCGTTTTGGATAACAAATTGAACAGCGATGCCGTACGCTCATGGATGTCTCGCTCATTTACGCGCCTATAGGTCCGTATAAGAGAATCGTCGCCGACGAAACAGGCGTATTGGAACTCTTTAATATTGTAGGTTGCACTAACGCTAGCAGCGTTAATTACAAAATTACCTAATGCTGTAGTAGCCGTACCCGAACTACGCTGCAAAATATTATAGAGCATCATACCTGTGGCCGAAGCGATTCGTTTGCCTACGCACGCCGAACACCACTTATCAAGGAATTCAGTCGACAGACCGAAAGCCGCATAGACCGACCATTCGAGTCTTAGGGCCGTCCATTGTTGTGACTTATCAAATTGCTTAAAGTCATTTTCGACATAAGTACCCGGGCCTTCTAAATCGTGATAACGATTAATGTGCTCTTCGATCTCGCGTCGGTTCTTTTTCATGTTAACTAAAACGTTAGGCTTCAAGACACTAAGAATGCGATCGCGAACAGTGCGAAAAACGGGGCTCGAAGCTGCCGTTGCGCTTTTAACGTGATGAACAATAGTTTGTAGCGCCGGTGGTTCGGAAATAACCGTTTCATCGCACTTAGGTTTGACTTTGGATCGCACCATAAATCGATGTAGACCTAAATCCTGCTTAAAGAGATCAAGCTCAGCATCGTTCAAGAGGTTGTCCATAACTTTCCCATCGAGCGTGGTCATGAACCCAGGGACGCATTCTTCAGTAAACGTAACAGGGTGCGCCTGGAATTCAGCTAAACGGTCACGGGCCTCGGGCACACAGAAATTATCAATAAACTTATTGATAGTGTCTGTAAGCAGCAGATGAATGTCGTGCGGCATTTCAACGAACGGCGTGTTAAGATTTCTTTTTTCCAACGCTCTAACACTCTCT